TGAGTGATGTTGGGGTCATTAACGTAGAACCCCTCGTCATTGAGGAGACAATTAAAGTAGACGAATCCCTCGGCGGTCACGCCATTGGGGTTGTGGATGTAGAAGTTATCCGGATCGAAGTAGTACAGTCCCTGAACACTCTGATAGCTCGGATCGATGTAGATGAATCCGTTGGCAAAAGAGTTTGGGAAGATATAGTAGAAGTCAGGAGCCTGTCTACCGGCATCCCAGATGAACACGCGGCCTGTGGGGGACTGCCAGATGGTGCCTGGCCTAAGGTCATAAGTATAGGGTGGTGGTGCCGCTTCATTCTGAAGGGAGATGTAGGCGATGCCAGTCCCCACCTCAACCCAATTATCGTTGAAGTTGGCGTAGAGAGCGTTGACGCCCTGATCGAACCACAATGGGTTATCGAAAGCAGGGGGCAGATCACCGAGATGGAGAAAACTACCAAGGCTGAAGTTCAGACCCGCAACATTGTAGGACTTCTCGATGAGGTAAGTGTCAAGAACCGGGTTGAATCCTTGGCCTCCCTCACCCCAGTCGGAAGGGTCCTCCCAAGCGATAATCTGAACTGGTTTCGTCGCTAGTGTCTTCTTCTTCTGCGCGGCGTAATCCCAGACGATCTGAATCTGATTTCCGATTGCCTCGGGTGGTACGTAGAGCTGCCACAGTCCTTTCGACTCCACCCACTGGCTTTCCACCCACGGCGCGTAGTTTTGATCAGAGACTGACAGGTAAACGGCGCGGTCAAAGTAGTAGTAGGAGCCGCCGTAGAACTCGAGGTTAACGAAGTCGAGGATCAGCCCATCCTGACTGAACGGGCTTAGGATGAGGGTGTAGTAGTCGTAGAATTGAGTGGTGCGAACGAGATCACCCGTGGAGCACCTAAAGTCGGCGTCGCCACTAGCAAGCGGCTCGGGACGGTAGAATGGGAATGGGCGGTTTTGGGGGCAATCGACCTTGATCGCCGCGCCCAACTCCAACAGTGCCAGAATCTCCGCGGAGAGGGAACCGATGCTGATCTCGAGGTAGTCCCCACCCTCAGTGAGGTTGTAGATGTACGCCTGAAGATCACCGATGATCACTCGCTGACCGATGGCGATGTTGGGCTTCTTCTCGGTGATGAGTGAGGGAACCCAGCTTCTAACTTCCTTTAGTCGGAGAAGCGTGTAACCATTGTACACCCCGTAGGTGCCACCGAGGAGAGCGCGCTTCTCGGCCACCGTCGACGGGAGGTTATCCCAGTAGTTAGGGCCACTCCATCCCAACAGTTGGGCTACCCAATTCAGCTGAATGTTAACCCGACTCGTGACTTGCGAAATCTGAGCAAATTGCTCAGTTGACACCACTGATGGGAGCTCATTTCTAAGCTCAAATTGTACTGGATTGAATACGGGTTTGGCCATCAGACGTTAGGGGGAATAGAAGAATGGGAGTTCCTTGTACACTTGAAGTTGGGCGTCTGGAGGGAAACCGAACTGGGCCTGAGGTGAGAGATCCCCAGTTGGATTGGCCACACCAGGGAAATTCCAAGGAACTACGCCATCGGCGAAGACATTACTGCCGAAGAGCCACATCTGCACCCGGCCCCTCCACCGTATGTGTTCCTGGACCCAACCTCCACATGTGTCCCAACCAGTTTGAGTACCCGATGAAATGATGTTGTTTAGAATGGATGGGGCTGGGAACGGGTACGGAGGGAAAAGTGGGGAGTTGGTTTGATTGAAGGGAATCCCAAACTGACTAAATGAGTAGTAGAAGGGCGGTTCAAACACAAATGGAATCCCTTGGGATGTTTGATCAGGTTTCCAAGTGTAGTTACACCAGATATAGAAGTTTCCACCAGACCACATCTGGTCAGGGATCGTCATGCTGTTTTCCCAAGGGCCCACCTTCAAACCAACTTTTGGTGCCAAAGTTCCGGGGCAAATTGCCGTAGGTGGAATGAGGTAGCCGATCTGCCACCCAGAATCAGTGAGTGTAGGATTAGAGAAGTATGGGCGAATTGTTGTGTTGTAAATGTCGAAATCGTTTCCGATTTTGAAATCAATGGGATTACCGTAGATGTCCTGGGCACCACCAACCCGTTCAAAGACACCAAGCGCTCCATCACCGAATGGACTGACTTGAATAGTGTAACTCAACTGCGTGGGGACGAATTGGACCGGTGTCGCTGCCATCTGTCCAAAGATCTCATTCGGCCTGCTAGCATTCTTGGTGTAGAAGATGAGTTTGAAGTCATCGGTAACAATAACAGGATGGTCAAACTCTTGCACAATCGTCATAACCTGGGGCCATGACCCAGTCTGTGCTGCTGTTACGGTTGTGGAGACGAGAGTAGCCATCAGTCTAAGGAAGCGGTGAGGTAGAGTAAATCCAGTTGATCTGGAAGTAGACTTGAATTAGCATTGGAACGGGGTCTGTATCTTTCGCCAACCTCCATGGAGCAAGGCAGTTATGATTGATCGATGATGGTCGCTGATTTGTCCAGGTTGACGGCATATTCTTAAGAGGGTCACCATTAGCTGGATTGGCCAAAATCCAGCCTTCAAAACGTCCTATAGCTGAGTTGGCGCCTGCACCGGGCCCATAATACGGGCAAGGAAAGTAACCGTGGTCAAGTGCGGCTGTTCCACCAAAAGTATTGGAGGCTAGTCTGCTGCCATAGCTGTTGACAGCCGTCTCATAGTTGATCGGCGCCAAATAGGTCGGGAGTCGAGTGGTGGTGATGTCTTGACCTCCAAGCCCAGCAAAATTGTATGCCGGTGGTCCCGAACAAGTACGGGTGTCATTGCTGCTATAGTATTTTTGGACGAAGGGATAGATAAAAGGATTGCCCCAATATTGGCAACCTCCTGTTGTCCACCACCAGAAGTTACCTCCATCCCAAGGCACAATTGGACGTGGGGTGTAGTCGAAATTGTTACTGATTACAATATCTGTTCCGGGGAAAGTGTTGGACTGAGACCCAACTCCACAAACCCAGTTAGTGCGAAGCGTGGGCAACCCCTTTGTGATTACTTCTTTGTTGATACTGGTGAAATTAGACTGAAAGAAGAAGTAATATGGCGTGCATGAAACGTTACTAAACGCGCCTGACGTCAAAAATGGTGTCCAATCACCTTCCACACCGGCAGCGTTGACAATTCTTAAAACTAAAGGTTTATTCCAAGACTGATTGGAAACACGAAGAGTTCCAAGCATGAAAGGTGATACAGTAAATGAAAACTGTATCGTGCGTGGATTGAGAACCTTAATGTCTTTTTGTTGAATAAGGGTCTGTCCCAAAAACACCCGAACAGGGGTTGGATTGCCATCATCAACTGGATCGTAGCCAGTAATTGTGATTCCGGGTGTTTGTTCAGTTTCAAAAATCAGATTTTTGATCTCATAACTGACAAACTCTTGATCCCATTCGACCGTGATGACGACCTTTTGAGGATAGGTTGCCTCGGTATCATTCACCGTAATGTTTACGATTCTCATGGATCCACAACCTCAAGTGTAAGTTGGGTGATTGTTGGGTTGCCTGGTTGAGTGAAGAATGACACCGTCGCTTCAATGAGTGAGGTATTTTCCGGAAGTGGGGGGTTGAGGAAAACCGACGCGCGGATGATGTTAGTTTCCGGCGGTATGACTGGAGTAGGCGGATATGGCAGCGGGTCGGAACTAACATCAATACCATACTTCACCAAACTCGCATAGGAAGTGCGAAGAAGTGTCGAAGGTGTGAAATATCGTGGTGTGAAGTTTTTCGCATCCTCCCACAAAGTGATGAGTTGCTTGTCCCAATATACTGTCAGCCAGTCGGCTACGGGCTCGTAGTCACGGTTGATAATTTCTCGGATGTCATCCTTAAAAAGTTCCCCATTTGGGCGATAGGGAATCTGGTAGTTGTCGACACTGACGACGGCGAGACGACACAGCGACTCGTCTTGAGGGACGACATTAGTGGGGTAGATGGCGAGCTGCGCGCGTGCCCTCTCCGTGCTCGGCTTGGCGAGGAGATAGAGAAGCCCTGAGACGGTCAGTCTGGAGGCGTTCACCCTTTTCACGGTCCCCCAGTCCAGTCTCCACTTGGTCTGGGGGATGTAGTCGGTCTGAAACTCCCAGTAGTAGCCCTCGCTGTCGAGAAGCGCGGGATTGGTCTGAATGACTGTCCACTCCTCATCTGGGTCCTCGGAAGCGAGGAGTAGCGAGCAGGGTGGAACGTTGGCGGTGAGAGTCGTTCTCACCTTGATGGTGTCGAGCTTCCACGGGATTGGGGACTCCCACGACACCCAACTCAGGAGCGATTGTTCGTAGTCTGGGAATCCGGGTTGAACGCCCGCCTGAGCCCCGGGCGTCCGGTTCACGATGTCGATATAGTTCTTCCACTCGAGGCCTTCCTCCGATGTGGCGAACATAAAGAGACCCGGGAATGGCCAGGGGTTGGCGGCGTCCGCACTTTTACGGGATATGAATGAGGCGCTATCATTGACGTTGAAGTCTAGGCCAGCGAGACAGTAGTCCTCCACCTGAAATGGCAGCGCCTGTGGAGCGTCGTCGTAGATGAGTTGGTAGCAGATGAGGTAGCGCCCGTCCTCGACTCCCAACTCCCTGAAATCGACAAAGGTCTTGAGGACGGGAGTCGTCCCCTCCTCCCACACAATGACACCGTTCTCGATGAGAAGGACGTCACGATCCTCCGACTGATTGACGTACAGCGAGCCTGGACCGAACTGGTCGTTGCCCTGAGGAATGAGGACGTAGCCTCGACCGCCCTCCTCGAAGAAGTCGAGCTGGTACTGTTCGGAGGCGGCGGGTAGACGACCGTAGATTGGCCGCCCAACTGGATTCCACTGAGTGGGCTGGGGCGCCAGCTCCTCGACCGCCTTGTACTGCTCCGACAGCAACTTGATGCGCTTCGGAGTGAGTGAGGTGTTCAATTGGGGACTGACGCCGATAATCCCCTCGGAGTTCGCTACCGGTGTGAGGTTCTGGCTCATAGCGCTAGAGTGCCTCCACCGTAGGAGACGGGCTCAAACACCTCCTTCCCTCCGGTGGCGTGGGAGAGCTCGGGAACTTGCGAGTTGAACTGGGTGTTCTCCCACACGAATGTGGTGCTCTTTCCGAGAGCGTTGGCCGCACGGAGAGTTATCTGGGCGACTCCAAGTTTGATCGCCGACGTGTTTTCTCCTCCTGGAGGCGTGATGTGCTCCTCGCACTCAAAACGGGAGACCACACGCAGGAGCTTCCCACTGAGCTCCTCCAAACGAGCCGTGTCGACCACCTCCTGACCGTCCCAATTGAACACGGGCGATTTGGCGGTGAAGAAGCGAGTGACCCGATAGATGTTCTTCCCATCCTCCGAGAGGACGAGATCCTCGTGTGGCCGACTTTCGGTGGAGACGAAGAATGGAATGGCGTCGTTGTTGTTCCCCTCAGTGGGAATGAGGATACCGGAGGCGATGTAGGCGTTCGGTGTGAAGAGGGGAGTGAAGTGTTGAGTGGCGGTGTAGGAGATGACGGTGTTCTGCTCCCGGAAGAGGGTCGTGTCACCTGGAGAGAACACGAACATCGGGATGGCGGGACAGAGTGTTGCTTCACCAGTCTGAGGATTGGGCATCATCTGACTTTCCAACGATGCTCTAAACACGTCAGAGGTGTCGAGTCGTGAGATGAGGCCGTCATTCACCAATACGGTCGGGTCTTGAGATGTTGGCGTGAATCCTGTTAGAGAGAAGTAGTACTCGTTAGGCGAGATGGCATCGCGGCGGTAGCTGACGATGGTCTGCGGGCCGAAACGAGGTGTATACTGAAAGAGAGGCTGTGGAATGAGTGCGTTAGCGACGCTGATCGGGCTGATGATCCCACGTGCGATGAGTGTCTCGAAACTCTCATTGAGGGTCTCACCGGACGAGGGGAGGAAGGTGAAGGTGTTGTTGATGTACGCGTACTTAGTCACGACTCCCTGAGTGCGACTGATGTAGTAGTAGTAAGGGTCAATCACCGCGTCAGGACCACCACCCAAACTCGGAGTCTTCACCCACGTTCCGGCTACGTAGGTCCCACCACTCTTGAGAAGCGGGAGGGAGACCTGAGTGTTGCCCACCACTCCCGCCTGTTGCGCGCCGGGCGTATCGTTGGTGGACGGGAGGAGCGTGAAGTTGGCCGAGGCGACGAAACAGTACCACCCGATGCGGTATTGGAGATTGTCGTCACCCGGAGGCTCGAAGAAACGTCTCTGACACAGTCCCTCTACGCCGTCCTCCTGGTACATCGCGACGATGTCAGGATCGTAGAAGCCTGTCGACTCGTTGTTTACATAATACTGTGTGCCTACCTCCCAAGGAACAAAATCCTTTGGAGCGCTTAGAGTCCCATCGAGGATGAAGCCTGTGGGTGGGAGTGAGGGATCGGAGAACTCGAAGTTCTTCAGCACCACGATGAGTGAATTCTCGACATCGGGATTCCTGAACACGTCACCCTGCGTGTAGATTCCAGGCTGCCACTTCTGGATCTTCTTGATGGCGAGATTGTTGTACAGGACCTGGGCCGTCTCACTGGAACTGTACGGCGTGTAAGCTTGGACCACTGGCCACGCAGCCTCGGTCTGTCCGGAGTTGGGATCGCCGATGGTTAGGAGATCGTTGACGGAGAACGTCTCCAGTTGTGTCTTGAAGTCGAGGAGACGAGTGGAGACCACAGCGGTGGGATCGACACCGACGGGTGTGGAGTACGCACGTGAGCCGATGATGTCCGGCTCGGAGTATCTCGTGTTGGCGGGGAAAGTCTGAATGAGTGCCGAGTTCACATCTGCCACCGACGGATCGTAGTCGGCGGGGAATGTGGAACCAGGGGTCAGGATGGAGAACAGGTCGTCGCGGATCCCCAACGAAAACGTCTTCAGGAAACCGGCGTAATCGGCGGTGGGATCGTAGGAGAGATCGATCTCGTACTGAACCTGACTGAGTTGGATCGGGTAGACGTGTCCCTCCATCTCGAGGGGGAGCGAGAAGTCCACCACATTCTGAGCTCTACTCACCTGCTCAGGAGTGGGCTCCGTGCCGTCAGGGTTTAGGAAGAAAAAGGAGATGTGCCCATTGGCTCCTATGTAGTCATTCAACCACACGTAGTTGTACTGGGATGACCGGTTTGGGAGAACCGCGGTGAATGTGCCGACACCGAACAAATCCTCGAACACATCCTGCCAGTCCTGCGCTGACACCGGATTACGGCGGCGGATGAGGGTGAAGAAACGTTCCTGCGTCTCGTCAAGGGTCTCAACGTCAGATCCACCGACCGCAGCAATCGTATTGGTGACACTCTCGACGAGAATGTCCAGCGATGTCGCCTGAGTGATCGTGTTTGGTGCCACGTTATTGAACGTGCCCACCAGTACGGAAGACGCTGGGACTTGGCCCGAACTCTCATTCGCGGCGAAGACGAGATCCTGGGTCGTTACGAAATCTAGGGACTCCCCACCGGTGAGATTGGCGTTGGTGGAGAATATGGTCCCAGCTGGGATGACACTCTGAAAGCCTTGAGGCTGAATGTTGATAGCAAGACGAGTGGTGGACGGTGTTCCGAGACGCCGCATGGCTCCAAGGAACGGACCGATCCACTCGATAAGAATCGACTGAGGAAGTTGGTTCGCCCAGAATAGGAATTCTCCCTGAGCGAAGGCCTGACCCTCGAGGAGGGCCATGAGAGGATTGCCTGCGCTGAAATCATTCAGCTTGGCATTCGAAGCATCATAGACCCTTTTCGCAGCCTCGTTAACAAGCTGCGCCTCAGTCCGAGGGTCAATGTTTACCGCCGGTAACGGAGCATAACGAGGCATAGCTTATCAGCCAACAGGGCACTGGTTGCTGGCAGGTGTGCCAGCGTAGTTATTGCAGGTGGAGTCCGCACGAGCGTAGAATCCGTTGTCGATGTAGAGACGATTGAGACGCTCCTTCAGCATCAACACGGTGACCAGATCGGCGTCTGCCATCGAGCTGAACTTTTGATCCAAGGAGGGATTGATAACTCCACCGGCATACTCAAATTTGGTATTCGTAGTGAATGACAGTGGTGCATTTAGTGGGTTATTTTGAGGGACTCCGAGGTCGAAGCAGGAAGCACCTTCAGTTTGGGCGTAGCCAAAGTTCCAGGGACCCGTTATTGTTTTAGCCCCCGAAATGGGAGGCGTATTGAAACAACCCGATTGCTCACCCGCGAGTGTCACATAGCGAGAGTCGACGCCATTGGGGCCACTGAACAGCAGCGAGTCCAGACCCAATTGGGGGTAGTGCCAATCCAAATCGGCACCGTCGAAATATATTTGCTTCGCCCCGTTCAGCCACTGGCTCGTAACGATCACGCCCGAGCTGAAAGTAGTCTTCGCCATCCGAAGGTGTACAGTTCTGTTGGTCGAGTTTTACCCATGAAAAAGCCCCCGAACGGAGACCGTCGGGGGCAGAATGTGAGAATCGGATCAGGTGCGTTCCCAGTAATTACATGTCATCGAAACTTCGATGGTCTGTACGTCGCCGCTGTCGCGAGCCACCTCAGCGGTGGTGATGGATGTCAGCAGGCACTCATAGAGAACGTACTGACCGCCACCAGGACCGGACTGGAGACCGTCGCAGGAGCGAGGTGTCACAGTCACGGTGATCTTTTGACAGTTGTAGTCGATCCAAAACTGTTCTAAGGGTTTGAACTGGGCTGGATCGTATGGAGCGCCAAGTGTGATGTCGTCAGCGGTGCGGGGACCGACAACGTGGTAGATCCGGTTACCTGTGCCGTTGGCGTAGGTGGATGAGTCGCTGGAGTCCTGAACTCCCGAGAACTCGGTGAAGACCGCAGTGAAGGTCGGGCCGCCAGCGGCGGTGAAGGACACTTCGTACTGGGCCTTTGTCAGTGGACGCAGAATAGCCATGGGATCACCTCCTTATTACTAGCCTAAATCAGGCCAGGATGTCGGTGATCATCGCGCCAGAACCGATGAGACCAGTGGTGCCAAGGCCCACAGGGTGCACAGCACGCTCGACGGTGATCTCAGCGCGGACCACACGACGCTCGCGGATGTAGTACTCAGGACGAACGGCAGGGGTGCCGGTCAGCTGGTAGGTGTAAGCGAATGCCGGAGTAGCAGCGTTGGCGCCACCAGCAGGCATCACGGCGTCAGAAGGACCGTTCGGGCTGTAAAACAGCAACACGCCGTTCTCAGGGAACACAGGCAGCAGCTGACCGTTCTCGGCCAGATAACGACCCTCAGCCACGCGAATACCGCGCTCAAGACCGAAGTAGCGAGCAAGCATGTCCACGTCGATCGAGTCGGCGGTGGTGTACTTGATACGCTCGAGGATGCTTTGGTTGGTCAGCAGTTGGTCGAAGATCGCGGTGCCCACGATCATCGAGTTCGGGCGGATACCGATCTGGTAGGAAACGCTACGCTTCAGGGTCAGCACAGCTTCGATAGGGTTCGAAGCGGGGTCGCCCCAAGCAGCGGCACCAGCAGCAGCGCCGTAAGCGGTCTGGAACTGGGTGAAGGTTTCGAAGCCGAGGCCAGTCTGGGAGCCAGGCACGCCATTGTAAGGCTCGTAAGGGTTGAAGGAACCGGTCACGGTCACCACTTCAGCCACGGTCTTCTCGTAGGCGTTCATCAGGCGGGACATCGCGTTGCGAGTTTCAATCGCACGCAGGTCAACCTGGGCAGGACCTTCGCCGGCGTTCTCAATGACTTCTTCCGGCAGTTCCCAAGCCACCACTTCCTGTTCCAGGGCGTAGGGCTCGCTGTCGTAACGAGTCTGCACGTACGGAATGTTGGTTCCGTATGCACGACGGAAGTCGTTGATGGCGAACTGTTCCTTGCCGAAGCGCAGAATACGGCCAGCACGAGTCGGGGTATCCACCACAGGCGCGATGAAGTTCGCGATATTGGTGGAAGGGAGCATGAAACCTTGTGCAAGCGTCGTCAGAATAGGATCGACGCCCGCATAGGTTTGGGCTAGGTTCATCATGGGAGGGAGTACTCCGTAATTTTGATGTAGATGATTTCAACGGGTTGCAACCGCTTGGGCTTACACCCTTGAAAAGAGCAGCCAAGCGGAGAGCAACCAGATT